TCGACTTTGTATGTTAGATCCTAGTCCTCTTAGCTTTGTCCCTACAGCAGTAGGAGCGCTTGGGCTGTCAAAGTCTATCTTCCTTCCCATTAAGTCTTGGAACTCATTCATTGCGTTGATAGTTTCGGCGTATCTTTTGTTTGCCGTATTGTATCCTGCAAAGTTTTCATCAAGAATATTATCCAGATTGCGCCTTAAATTTTTTACTACGCTCTCCGCTCGTCCCGCTAATCCTTCCTGCAACTTTCCGTAGCTTACTTGCTCGTCAATAAACTTTTTGAGCATATGAACTTCGTAAGCAGTCATATCTCTTGGGCTTTTCATTCTATTTACAATTCTGTTTAAAAAGCCTTCTACTCCTGCTAATCCTTCAATGTCAGAACCAGCAAAATCTAAGGACAAATCATCTCGCTGCCTAATCCCCATGTCTCTCAATTCAGACAAAAAATTATTAACAGGCTGATCAAAGTCTACATATTGATTTCTAAGGTTCTGTCTAGCGTAGCGGTCTATGCTTCGACCTGCCTTTTTGTTAGCATCTCTAATAGCTTTGTAACGTCCAAGAACTGACCTACCTGCAACATCAGTGGTTCTATTCTCCATACTGAATCTTTTATTGCCAGTAGCTTGCTCCATTATGTTTAATGATTCGAGCATATTCCTTCGATCTGCCGGACTTGATTCTCTAATCATCGCAATCAAGCCTTCGTCAAAACCTTGCCTAATGGCTTCTTGTTGCGCAGGATTTCTTACAGCTCTTCTAGTAGGAACAGGCTCTGGCAAAGGCCCGACTTCACTTACTACGGTTGGCGCTCCTCTTGGAGTTTCTTCTAATCGGTAAGGAGCTGTTGTTACATTTGTTGCAGGCATTCCTCCGGTTTCAATATCAATTCTTGCCTGCCTTGCCGATGATGGCTCGTATTCCCTAGCCATTCTAGTAACAGTAGATCCACCAACTCTTGTAGGTATGCCTACTCCAGCTATATTCGTTACAGCAGATATATTTCTAGCAGCTCTTGGATTCTCTGCTGAGAACCTTTCCCATACCTCGCCGCCTTGCTCTAAAGCTCGCTTAGCCATTCTCATCATCGGCTGATCCATGAAAATGCCTAACTGGTTTAAAACCTCATTCTCTAAAGGATCAGGCGTAATGTAAGACAGACCTTCTCCTAATTTTTCGACACCAGCTCCAACAAGATCTCCAATATAGCCTGCGCCTTGGCCTGCTGTTTGGATAATGCCTTCATCTAAAGATTGCTCTCCTCTCAATGTGGCGTTAAAAATATCGCCCATATTGCGGCCTCGACCAGACTCTGCGCCCATTGCATCGAATGCAGATTTAGTTCCTGAAAGAAGCGCTTCTTGTCCCATTGTTAAAGAGGATCTTTTAGGCTCAGTAGTTGCTGCAGGCGCACCTCCAGACACAAACCTTTGAACCTGCGCCTTGATAAACTCTGGAGTAGAGCCAGCAGGCACTTCTAAAATTGTTCCGTCTGGAAGTTCTACCTCTATGGGTTCCATTCTTTATGTTCCTATTGTTCTATGATATCGCCGTTAGCATCAACTCTAATTCTTTGTCTCTGCGGAACAACTTCAAAAAGCAACATATCTTCTATTTCAATTGCTGTTTCTTCATCACCATCATCATAAGCTCTTGCTATTGCTCTATTAGCACTTTCTTCAGCTATCATCAAAGCCTGTTGAAGTATTCTTTTATTTGATGCCGTGCTTCTGCCAAACCTAGCAGATAGCCTATCTAATCTAGCGCCTTCTCTTTCGGTAAATGCAGCACCAAAAGTTTCTCTAAGCTGTGATAACACCGCTCTACCCAAATTAGCAGAAAGCTCCCCTTCATCAGCGCCTGTAACACCGAGAAAATCTGTTGCAGCTAATTTAGCTGAAGCTAAACCTCCTGTTGCGATGCTGTCTAACAAAGAGATAGACCTTCTGAGCAAAGCTGTGCTTTCTGCTGCTTCTCTACCTCTATTTATGACATCCTGAGATCGCTCTTCCTGTCCTTTAGCTAACGCTTGAGCGCCCGCTATTCCTCCAGCTTCTAAAATTCCAGAGTCAATTCCTGCTTTTATAGCGCGTTCTATTTCTGTTGGATCTGTAATCTTAACACCGTTTTCATATACAATCGGATCGCCGAAAGCTGGATAGTTTATTATAGTTCCATTCCTATACTTGACTCCGAGTTTAGCTGTTTCTTGATAGCTGCCGCCGCCAAACTCCATAAATCTTCTGAATTGCTCGGTTCCTTCTGGAATACCAGCTAGTCTAGCTCTTTCTTCCAGCGCTCTAAGAGTTGCTGGCTTGTCAGGCTCTTCAGGAATAAATCCAGAAACAGTCTGAGCTGTTGGAGTTCCTCCAAGACTTTGAGTAACCATTTGACCTTGACTTGTAATCATCTTCGGATCAATTGCTTGCTTAGGTAATGAGCTAAGGAAAGTGTTGATCTCTCCCATAACTATATCTGGCCTGCCGCTTATAAGAGCATCTCTAAGCATCTTTGTGTCTGAGGTATCTTCTCCTAGCTTCTCAAGAACATTCATGCGATCAACAAGAACATCTATTGCCTTTGGAAAATCTTCATTTTGAATTGACTGCTGGATATTTTGCGCGTCCTGAATAGTGCCTTGAAGAAGTTGTTGCTGCCTACGCTGATATGGAGAGACTACTTGTTTTCCTGTCATGTCAGAAGAAACAGCAGCGCCATAGTCCTGCAATCTATCTTTAATTGTTCGTTTTGGAGTCGGAACATTAAAAGCCTGATTCATTCCAGAACTTATTGAAGGCTGTCGCATAGTCGGCTGTTGGTTTCTTTCAGGAAGACCAGCCATCATTGCTTGAAATCTTTCTTCATCAAGCCTTTCTTTTTCAGTCATTTCAGCCATTTTTGTACCTATAAATTATTATCAAGTAAGAATAGGAATATTACCCAGAGCAGAGCCAGCCAAGTTACCTTTATCTCCTGCCGCTCTATTCAATATTCCAGAAACTTGACTTGTGCCTCCAACTCCAGTTGGATTGTAAGCAGTACCAGTTCCTGTAGCTACTCCTGCAAGTTGACCAGCAGTGCCGCCAATCATGTTAGACATTCCAGTACCAGCACCGCTTTGGATTCCTGCTAGTATATTTGCCTGCTGACCGATCAGATCAGACATGAGAGTGCCTTGATCGCCTTGGTACTGAGCAAGAGCATTAATCTGGTTAGTAATGTTCCCAGCAATGTCTCGGCCTGCTTGCATCCTGTTAGCTGATAACGCGCCGCCTGTGCCGTACAGGTAATCACCGACTGTCATGCCGCCAGTAAGACTTACATCACCTAACTGCCTGCCTGCCTGAGAAGCTAACTGAGACTGCGCTAAAGACCTGCCACTAGCTATGTCAGCCAATTGCGAGCCTGCGCCTGTAAGCGTCTGCATTCCCAAAGTACCGCCAGTAACGCCAAGATTTCCTAGCTGCTGTCCTGCACCTGTTAATGTATTAAGTCCTTGCTGTCCTGCCAGTGTGCCTAGTCCTGCAAGCTGTTGGCCTGTACCTAACTGAGATTGTCCTATTTGACCACGCAGTGCAGCGAGTTGCTGAGCAGCCTGAGTCTGTAAGTCTGCCTGAGCAGCGCCGCCTTGAGCGGCAAACTGAGCAGCACTACCACTAGCGCCAAGACCTTGCGATCCTAGTTGCTGAAGATTAGCTATTTGGTTTTGTAAGTCTTGAGAAGCTAGTCCAGTGTTAAACCTTGAAAGTTCTTTCATGACGTTGCCGCCACTTAAACCGCCTCTAGCTGCCGCTGTGCGTAAAACCGCTCTTTCACCTTGCTCGCGCAAAAACTGTTGTTGCGGACTGTTTTGGAAAGCTTGATTAAATGCCTCTTGGCCTAACGCGCCTGACAATGCGGCTTGCTGCTGTAGCGCCGCAGTGCCTGCCTGACGATACGGATCAAACATCTGACCAGCTTGACCAAAGGCTTGACCAACTTGCTGAGACGCAAGATCACGAGCTGCTGTGACATCGCCTAATCCTTGTCCGTACTGTTGATTAGCTGCTTGTTGAGCGGCCTGAAGATCAGTCCTAGCACCGCCAAGACCTTGGTACAACGCGCCAAGTCCAGCTTGTGCGCCTCCCATAATATCTCGTCTTGCAGCACCAAGACCTGTGCCAAGAGCCTCTAGTCCCAATCCAGTGCCTGACTGAATTAAACCGCCAGCTTCTTGAGCGCCTTGAGTTAAATCCTGACGAGCTATCTGAGTGCCGCCAAGGATGTCTGCTCTTGCTTGACCTGCACCAGACTCGATAGCCTGTGCAGCAGCAGTCACGCCGCCTGCTAGAGCGCGTTCAGATCCAGCCAAGCCAGTTTGACCGCCTGCTCCTGCACGGCCTCCTACGGCTGTAGAGGAGGCTACAGAGCCTGTTCCAGAGCTAACGCCAGCTCCAGTTCCACCAGCCACCTCTGTTCCTGCTACAGTGCCGTCAGTAGTAGTACCATTGCCAGATTTCGCCCTGTTGTAAGCAGCCTGAACCTCGGCTATAGGTATTCCGGTAGCACGAGCCATATCATCAACAGAGACACCAAAGTTATCCATGTTAGTGGCTATCTGTTCTATAGACTGATTAGTCTCAGTTGCGTAACGCCTTAATAGATTGTCTGGTATGCCGTTAGGAAAATCTTTTTTTGCTTGCTCTAAGCCGCCAGCAACAATGTCTTCGATCTGGGCCATCTCTTGAGCGCGAGTAAATCTTGTTGTCGCCTCGTCTATTGGATAGTTAATTCTTTCAGCTATCTGCTCAATAGGTACATCGTTCTTTACCATCTCACGGTAAATTTGCTCGTCAGTCTTATTGCCTTCCGCAATAAAGTTAGCGACCTTATCCAAACCTGAAATTTGCTCGGCTGGTTCAGGTTTTGGCTGAGACGTTACTTGAGACACTGGTTGAGACACTGGTTGAGCAATCACAGGTTGAGCAATCGCTGGTTGAGCAATCACTGGTTGAGGTGCTGGCTCAGGCTCGACTTGAGGAACTGGTTGAGGTGCTGGCTGAGAAACCACTGGAGGAACTGGTTGAGGTGCTGGTTGGGGCTGATTAACGGCAGTTTGAGTTGGAGCTTTAGGCGATATAGCAGTATCAAAGGCTCGCTGAGCCTCAGCCATAGGAATGCCAAAAGTATTAGCCACTTTCCCTAGATCAGCGCCAGTTGACTGAATTAATGAAGCAATATCTTCTAGCGAGGCGTTTGGGTTGCCTTGAACAAATTGAACAACTATGTCTTCAGCGCTAGGGATATTAGCTCCTATGCCGCTAAGAGCTTCTGCCATTGCGCGTTCATCGTCTTGTCTAGCCATTAGATTCGCCTCATTGCTCGCAGCTCAGCTAGAGCCGCCTCATCTATGCCCATGCCAGCTAAAGCATTTGCCTGCCCACCCATGCCCATCATTTGTGCTTGCTGTCCTTGGTACTCAGGACTTAGATGTTGCATCACTGGATCTATTGTCGTTGCTTCGGCTAAATACGCAGGATTAGCTACCGCATCAGGTAACTGCTGCTGAGTGAAGGCCATATCGTAACTGCCTTGATATGGCTTCAATGCTGCGTAATTAACATCACTGCCTCTTATTGCCTGCTCATACATAGGCATTCCAGATAATATTGTTCCTTGAGCTGCCACGTTGCCACCAACAAAAGCATTAGCTTGTTGAGGCATAGATTGACCGTAAACATCTAAGCCAGCTTGCTGACCCGCTGTAAAAGCACCATATTGGCTTGGCATAGCTTTTCGGATATCAGCTCTAGCCATAGACTCTTGACGAGCAAGGAAGTCTCGTAAAAGTTGATTACTTTTCTCTTGGCGTTCAATGCCTTCATCAGACTCGCCGCCGAATAGCGTTTTAACTAACTTACTCATATCTCGCCTCTAGTTCTTCTCTAGTGATGCCTAGTAACCATTGGTCATGTATCTCGCCGTTCTTTTTAAAAGACCGCCTGATTGTGCCTTCTAGCTTCATGCCGCATTGTACCGCAAACATCTTGGCATTAGGAAAGCAAGTGGCAATCTCTGCGTTTACCTTTTCATACTTGGTGTTCTTTGTTATCCAAGTAAAAAATTCTTTAGCGCCTTTGTACGCTTTCTTTCCTCTGAACTCTTTTAAAATCATTGGATGAATTTCTATGGTGATGCCGTTGCGCATCTCAGCCATCCAGAGTCCACAAACCTCATCATCTTCCGTATGAAGAAACCAGCCTGAGTGCATATCTGGATACCACTCATCTCGTGAGAAGTCATCCTCGCTAATCTCATCAAACACATCAGATCCGGTAACGAATGATCTTATAAAGTCAGCGTCTACTGTTCTGGTAATCAAACAAGAATCCAGCCTTGTTTTCTGTCGCCACCAATACTAGGAAGCATTTTCCTGTATTGTATAGCTCCAGCAGAGCCTGCGCTGTCTAAGTAAAGACTATACTGTACAGCCTCTATAACACCTTCAGGACTTCCGACTCCAACTATCGGAATGCTTAAGGTAGCCTCTTGCGTAAACTGTCTAAACGCCTGACTCATAGTTCCATTAGGTTCTATTATCGGTTGCGCAACATTTAATTTATAGCTCACTGAACACCTTCTATGTCAGCAGTCATTTGTATAATCACAGGTTTTACAGGATCGCTCATTGTAAACCTGAATAACTCAAATCTGGCTGCTCTGCCATTTCTTCGCCAAATAGGTCTATGGTTATACTCACCAACCTTACCAATGCTACGGAAGCGAGTGTCACTCCAAGTCTTAGCGTTCCGACTACGAGCCATGCCAATTTGAGGATCAGGAGCAGCGGAATTACCAACACCGCTTTCAACAGTAAGTTCTATCTCAGGAACTACAAACGATTCCATGTTGTTCTGGAAAGGCTGAGTCACTATAGAACGCCTAATCTCTGTGCCGTACTCTGTGTAGAAATCAGGATCTAAGTTTCCTATCCTGCCGTCTACTAAATCGCCTGCCCATATCTTGTTATAGGCTCTTACCAAAGCAGTAACACGGTAGCCTCCAAGATCACCTTCAATGACAGACTTCCTTTCATGCCAGCGCTTTGTAATGATATCGTAAACTAATGTGCTGCTAGGCAGTGCAAACCCAACAAAGTAAGCGCCTTTCTCAGCATATCCCCATGAGTAAATAGAGGCCACTTGGTTTTGCGTAAGATTGCTTAGCTCTTTGTCTATCGCAGTTGTAGATATCTTAACTGCATCATTGCCTTCAAAAGCCCAGATTGCTGGAGATTCGTTCTTACCAGATCCAATGAATACAAACGTACCCTGCAAGGACTGAATACTAAACGGACTAGCAATACCTTTAGATAAAAACAAGCCAGTTCTTTGAAAAGGAAAGTCAGCGCCGCCAATGTTTTGAAATGATTCTATCGTCTGCGAACCTCCTATAAATAGCTGATTCTTAAAAACAATAGGAGCAACAATGTCATCAGGATCAGACTCAGCAGTACCAAAATCCAAGGCGTTATAGCTAAGTCCGTCATTTAACGCGCTAACAATAAACTTCTTACTGTCAGTTGTAAGACAGAAATATCCGTCAATATAAACAACCAATTGAGGATTTCCGTTCGCAGTAAAGTCTGTATCTGTGATTTGCGCGAATGTGTCAGTAACGTGGTTGTATATGTATCCGTTTCCATCAGGAACTAAGATAAGAAGTTGTGTGCCGTTATCAGCCATTGACACTCTGGTATCGCCAGCTATCTCACCAATGAAGGTCAGAGTGAAGTCAGCAGCCATGCTGTACAGTCTGTTTTCAATAACGAAGTAAGGCACACCGTTCATTTCGTGTGCGCCTCTATTACCAGTAAGGCTATTAGCGTTTGCTACTTCCTCTAGTCCAGCCGTGCCATATAGCGTCTCCTGATTCAACGCAGGAGCTTGGGTAATATTCGGATAGAAGTTTACACACTCTTGAGCAGAGATAGGCAAGCTATCGCTTTCGTAAAATCCATTCGCTATCGGCAGAACTATTTTTGCCATTAAAGTACACCTAGCACTGCGCGAGATACGATTAAGTTGTCTGTAGTAGAGTCGTTTGCAACGTAAATCTCAATGTAATCATTAACAGATAATTCTATGTTAGCAAACGTAGCCATTGAACGAGATAGTCCAGCGGTAATTGTGTTTGTCATACGAGTTGTTGCTATGACAGAACCGTTAAGAGCAATGTATATAGAGCATTGGTGATTTGTGCCACTAGCGGCAGTAAGAGATACGATTGCATTGATAACGTGGCGCGTTATACCTGACTCTACTTCAGTAATTTTGCCAGTTGTGTCAGCAGTGAAACCAGAGACATCTCCAACAACAAAAGTGCCAGCTACTTTTACAGGTGTTCCTGCAACAGCAATAACAGTCTCGTCAGAGTTTCCTTGCATGGTTACAGTGGCGTAACTAGCCAACTCAGCGGAAGATATTTCTATCTGCGCACCAGTGGTTGTGACATTAATGCCATTACCAGCAGAAATACTAACAAAGGTAGGACTAGCCGCAGTAGAATTCTGCATGATTGGCTGACCTCCACTGTCTACAGTAAAGTTATGACCAACCTCTACGTTATTTTGTGCATCAACCGCAATGATTATTCCTGAACCGTTAGCGATGTTCCTAATCTTATTAACTGTTCCGTCAACCTCTAAAACAGGAGTAGCAACGCCAGATCCAGTAGTAACGATAGAGCCAGTTACGCCAAGGCCAGCTACAAGATTAGAGTAGGAGATTCGATAGTTAGTGTTATTGACAAAGTAGTCCATAAAGGAATTTGCAAGCACTGTATCCTGTGCTACAAAGTCCGACTTCTTGCGTCCATCCGCTCTTTTAACCATTGGTATTTACCTCCAAGGCTATAGCGCCAGTGGTTTCTGCAAGTATTGATGCCTCTTGGTCTGGATAGAAATGACCATTCAATCCAAAGTCGTTATCTTCGTTACCAGAGCCTATAGGAAGCGTACAAGGATACTTAGATTTGCCCATGCTTTGACCAAGCATACGCATTGTGTTGAAACCATCACGAGCTGCTTTTGCTAAGCCTGCTGAGACAACTCCGTTGTAATCTGGTGCGACTTCAATCGCCATGTTAGCGATAAGTCCGCGCAGTGCGCCTGTTGGGATAGTAACAGTATCACCAAGATCAGACACAACTGTATAACCAAGCTGAATGCCTTGGGCATCTAGCTCAGCCATGTAATTATTCATAGAAAATATAAAATCTTGGTACTCGTCAGGCTCTAGCGGAGCCTCACTAGCTTGTACCAATATCCTCTGTAGTGAGGACTTTGCAACTTGAGCGACAGTAGCCATTATTCGTATGTAGCTCCTTTAGCAGTTTTAGCAGAATTTCTAAAGGCTTGTGCTGTTGGTGCGCCTTTAGATCCTATTTTGCGCATACGTTCTGGTGTTCTGCCAGCGGCCTTCTGAGCCTTAATGCGTTTGCGTTTTTTGTGGATGTTAGCGTATAGACCGTCACTCATAAGTAGCACCGCTCTTCATAGACTTTGCGCCTTTACACTTCCAGCGCTTACGGCTCAAGTTATTAGGCGTGTTGGGATCATTTTGCTGTCTTTTAGATAACTGTTTTTTAATACCTAAAGACCTTGCGCAATAAGCATCGCCTTTTTTAGTGCCTGCTCGTACACGAGAACCACCGTCACTGGCCTTTCCAGCCTGCCCATAGGAGACCTTCTTGCCAGTGGAGGTGATCTTTACTTTCGCTTTACCTTTTCTTGGAGTAGCCATGATAAAAAACTGGGAGCCGATAGATCTGTGCTAGACAGCTATAGTCATAGTTAAAGTCATACCTGTACCTAGAGTTACACCTGTTCCTAGATTTACAGTTATCGACTCCCAGAGTCCTACAAGGTTACTTGCCGAAGCCTTGGCCTGCAAACAACGGATTGAAGCAAGCATAGGCAGGCAGAAGGTCAAAACGAATCTTCTGCGTGTTGGCGTCACCGTCTGCATACTTAGACACACGGATGCTCATACCATCGCTGGTAGTTGCAATTGTGTCTGTAGAGTACAGCTTAGGTAGCTTAACAGTACCAAGACCAAATGCCTGCTTAGTGAAGAACAGGTTAGGCTGGTAAACAGTAGATGCTGCGCCGAGGATAGTTACAACTGCGCCGTCAGCAGGAGCTGCATCAACATTGTTGTACTGACCATTAGCTTCGTAGATAGCTGCACCAGATACAACGATAGTTGCAGCGTTAGCAGCAATAGTCACATCCTCAAGTACAGTACCTGTCCAAGGGACTGCTGCGCCTGTCTCGTCAAGCATGAGCTGGCGAGTAGCAACATTCAAACGATTAACGCCTGCAATTTGAACTTGATCACCAGCTTTGATAGTACCAGTTCCCAGACCGTCAAGAACCAAAGTCTGTTGCATGGTGTCTTTTGCAGTAACGTAAGTCGCATCTGGAGCACCATTCAGCGCGCCTAGACGGTCAGTAGTAGAACCTGAAGTGTAGCTGCTCAGAGCGTTAGAAGTCAGCGCCATCATGCCACCAAAGTTCTGGCTGATTTGTGCTTTCTCCCAAGCTGTACGAACAAGGCCGTCAGCCGCATTCAGACCATTCTGAGCTGAAGACAGCGCAGTAGTGGTGAATGGGTTCATCAGGTAATACTTCTCGTCAGACATTGGGACACCAACAGAGTCCATTAATGCGCCAGCGCCTGCAACGTCTGACCATGCGTCAACCGCTGTACCACGGTTACCATAGTTAAGAGCTGCGTTTTTACGCATAAATGCGCCAAGATCAAGCTCAAGGTCAGTTACGATGCGACGAGCCATAGGCTCAAGGATTTGATCGAGTTGGTCTAGCTCAAGAGCCTCTTCCACGTTGCCCCATTCTGTAGCGGCTGTGAAGTAGTTTTGAACCGTACCAGTTGCTTTACCAGCAATGATGTCTGACTTAGTAGAAGCGCTGATATCACCGCCAGAAGTGCGGATTGTGTTGTAGTCATGCGGACGCTTAAAGTCTACATTTGAACCACTAGAAGGATTGAACTTGCCTGACAACAGTTGAGTGTTGACAGTCTTTGTTATTACACGAGAAGCCTCAAAGGCGTCTAAGAAGACACGAGCGACTTTCCGTGTGACGTTGCTATTAAGATTGTTAGCCATAATCGGATCACCTCATTCATTCGAAAGTTGCTCCTTTAGGGCCACCAGACTTGGGACTTACCCCAGCGCCTCTTGGCGTATCTAATGGATC